CCCGCGCGGCACTGGCCGGCATCAACCGCGACATCCGCGCGAGCGCGGCGCCCAAGGCAGCCATGCCGAAGGCGCGACGGTCGGGACGGCTTGGCCTGCACAAGCTGCAAGCCCAGCTCGATAAGGCTGCAACCGTATGAGCCAGGCACAGCAAGAGCTGCGCCTGCGTCCGGCGCCACGCCCCGGCACCGTCGAGCTGCTGTATCGCACCCTTGGCGACGTGCTCGTGCCCGTCGACCAGGTACGTGCCCGGTACTTCCGCAACCTCAACGAAGACAACTTCGCCCGAGCCCTCCACGCCGGCCGCGTTCCGCTGCCGGTCACCACCATCGACAGCAGCGCCAAGGCAATGCGGTTCATCGACATCCGCCATTTGGCCGTGCTGATCGACTCGGCCTCTGACGCCGCAGACGCGGCGCTGGACGAGGCCATGACCATCGCAAAGGAGGCATGACCATGCACCAGACCACCCGCCCAAGCCTCGACCGCCTGAAGAAACAGGCCAAGAAGCTCAAGAAGGAAGCCGGAATAACGCACTGCCAGGCCCTGCACCTGATCGCTCAGAACCACGGCTACAACACCTGGCTGAGCCTGCGCGCCGCATACGAACAACAAGCCACCCATTGACACCACACCGCTGCCACCACCAGCGAACAACACCACGATGGAGTACGCCACCATGCAACTCGAAACCCACCAGATCTACGCATTGTTCGCAATGTGCGCCATCACTGCGGTACTGATCGGCCTTAGCTACTGCGCCGGTCTGCGCACCGGCCGAGCGGCCGGTATCCAGCAGGGCGGCAAATCGGCCAAGCGCTACGCGAACTGTCTTCTGCAGGTCTCCCAGGCAGAGCAAGCCGAGCTGCGCCAAATGCTCGCCCGCGAGGAGCAACACACCGACAGCATCCGCGGCCAGCTCGATACGCTGCGCACAGCGCTCCACCAGGAGCAGGCCGAGCACAACATCATCGTCAAGGATCTGCTCGAAGAGCTGCAGCGCGAGCGCGCGCATGGCCTCACTCACGCGGACCATCAGATGCTGGTCCAGGTTGCTCGCGTGCTCGGACACGCCGCCGCCCAAGCCCGTAAAACCGGCACATCTAAAACCAACCAGTTCGCCGCAGCGCAAAGCCAAGTCGCCGAACTCGCTATCCGCGCCCATGCCGCAGCGACCGCACCCAAGCTCATGGCCGCGCTGGCCGAGAGCGACATTACCGATACCGACATGATCGAGTGGCTGGATAGGCACTCCGCGTGCTGCGGCAACCCAGACAGCGTAGTGCTTGAGTTCACCGTCGCGGTACCAGCCGGCGGCTTACCACACCTTCGGGAAATTTTCGCTCTGGCCGTCCAGCAGCACCGCTTTCGCCAACAGTCACGTCAACACGAACGTGCCGAGGCGCTGGGGACCTGGGAGCGCGTCGACGCCGAACACACAGGCGCCCCGGCGCCGCAGTGCATGTGAGGGGAACAGCATGTCTATCGCACTTGCGGCAGTAGCCTCAGACCTTCGGAAGCTTGCCCGGCCCAGCACTTTGGCTGGGGCAAGCAGACTCCAAATCATCATCCAGCCCCAGGCGTCCATTGATGTAGCGATAAGCCCAGTTCAGCGCCTCGTTATATGCCTCAAGTTCATCCCCGTACCACTGCAAACAACAGAAGTCTTCGGGGTGGTTATCACATGCACCAGGAGGGAAGCGAAGACTGTAAGACCAGCTCTCCCCGCTACCATCCTGCATTTGCAGGCGAAACATGATCTCGAAACTGACGCCTTTATAGCTGCACGTTATTGGAATCGAAGCCTGGCTCATCTCCGTAGCCTTGGATCGTCAAGTGTAGGCGTTAGTCCTCCTAATAACGGCATGGTTCTCCCGTACCTGCCTGCAGGTGCATGTCATGGATAACCTCTACCGCCTCCACCCACAGCCGGCGTTCAACTTCAACGGCCTGGTCATCGACAACTTCGCTGGCGGCGGTGGCGCCTCGACGGGCATCGAGCAGGGCCTTGGCCGCCCTGTCGACATCGCCGTCAACCACGACCCCGAAGCCGTGGCCATGCACGACATCAACCACCCGCACACCCGGCACTTCTGCGAATCGGTCTGGGAGGTTGACCCGCGCGAGATCGTCGACGGTCGCCCCGTCGACCTCGCCTGGTTCAGCCCGGACTGCAAGCACTTCAGCAAGGCCAAGGGCGGCGCGCCGGTGAAGAAGGAGATCCGCGGGCTCGCCTGGGTCGTTATCCGCTACGCCGCCACGGTGAAACCGAAGGTCATCATGCTGGAGAACGTCGAGGAGTTCGTGACGTGGGGGCCGCTGGCCACCGACGGCCGACCCTGCCCGAAAAACAAGGGCCGCACCTTCACCAGCTTCGTCAACGCACTCCGCCGCCTCGGCTACCAGGTGGATTGGCGCGAGCTGCGCGCCTGCGACTACGGCGCCCCGACCATTCGCAAGCGCCTGTTCCTCATCGCCCGTTGCGACGGCCAGCCTATCGTCTGGCCCGAGCCAACCCACGGGGACCCGGCGAGCGAAGCGGTCAAGGCCAAGCGCTTGAAGCCATGGCGCACCGCCGCGGAGATCATCGACTGGTCGCTGCCCTGCCCGAGCATCTTCGACCGCAAGAAGCCGCTCGCGGAGGCGACCATGCGACGTATCGCCCGGGGCATCCAGCGCTATGTGCTGCAATCGGCCCAGCCGTTTCTCGTGAAGGTCAACCACGGACACGACTTCTTCCGCGGGCAGCCACTGGATGAGCCCCTGCAAACCATCACCAGCAAGCTCGGCACAGGGCTCGTCGTACCAACGCTCGCGCCCTTCATCACAGAGCACGCCAATGGCAGCACGCAGCGCAACATGCCGGCCGGCGCGCCGCTGCGCACAATTTGCGCCCAGGTAAAGGGTGGCCACTTCGCGGTTGTAGCGCCCACCCTGGTGCAAGTCGGGTACGGGGAGCGCAAGGGCCAGGCGCCACGCGTGCCGGGCTTGGACAAGCCGCTGGGCACCTGCGTCGCCGGCGGGAACAAGCACGCGCTCGTCGCCGCCTTCCTCGCCAAGCATTACGGCGGCAACTACACCGGCCCGGGCAGCAGCCTGGAAAGCCCGCTGCCCACCGCGACCACTGTCGACCACAACGCACTGGTGACCAGCCACCTGGTGAAGCTGCGCAACAACTGCATCGGCCAGGACCTGCGCGAGCCGATCCATACGCTCACCACTGGCGGGCACATGGGCGAAGTGCGGGCCTTCCTACTCAAGTACTACGGCACCGGCGACGGCCAGCAGCTGCAGGACCCGCTGCACACCGTCACCACCAAAGACCGGCACGCGCTCGTGATGATCAAGGGCGAGCCCTACCAGATCGTGGACATCGGCCTGCGCATGCTCGAGCCGCACGAACTCTTCGCCGCCCAGGGCTTCCCGGCCGACTACATCCACGACCGCACCGCCGGCGGCAAGAAGCTCAGCAAGGCCGCTCAGGTGCGCATGTGCGGCAACAGCGTCTGCCCACCGGTAGCCGCCGCCCTCGTCCGCGCCAACCTCAACGCGCAGCAGCTCGGGGAGGATGCAGCATGACAGCACTGATTCACGTAACCGAAGGTGGCTCCGCTTGCTGGCCGTTCCAGCCGACCAACACCCTGCTTGGCGAGCTGCACAACATCGTCAGCGTTTCTGGAGGCAAGGACAGCAGCGCGCTCTTGGCGCTGGCTGTGGCCATGGAGGCCCCCAATCTTCGCGGCGTATTCGCTGATACCGGAAACGAACACGAGTTGACGCTCGAGTACATTGATTACCTTGAACGGATGACCGGAGTCACCATTGAGCGGCGGAGTGCAGATTTCAGTGCCGAGATAGCACGGAAGCGGGCGTTCGTAGAGTCGAAATGGCGCGCCCAAGGCGTATCGGAAAGCATCATAGAGGCGGCGCTGCAGGTGCTTCACCCAACGGGCATTCCATTCCTGGACCTCTGCCTATGGAAGGGCCGCTTCCCCAGCCGCAAGGCCCAGTTCTGCACCGAGGAGCTAAAGCGTAACGTCATCATCGAGCAGGTCATGCTCCCATTGATGGATGGGAAGAACATGATCATGTCCTGGCAGGGTGTTCGGCGCGATGAATCAGAGGCACGACGGTATCTACCGGAGTGCGAGTCACTCGGCGGCGGCCTTTACAACTATCGTCCCATTCTAAATTGGAACGTGGCGACTGTTTTTGAGGCACACCGCTACATGGGGATCAAGCCTAATCCGCTGTACTCAATGGGTGCTGGCCGCGTCGGATGTATGCCATGCATCAATTGCCGTAAGGGCGAGCTGCGGGAGATCGCGGCACGGTGGCCAGAGCACATTGATCGCATCGAGCGCTGGGAGAACTTGGTTCGCCAAGCCAGCAAAAGAGGCGGCGCAACGTTCTTCGCTGCCTCTACCGGAAAGCATCAACAGAGCGATACCAAGGCAAAGAGCCCTGAGCAGGTCATGGCAATGGCCAATATCCGCGAAACGGTGGAGTGGGCGCGGACAACCCGCGGCGGTCTGCAGTACGACCTAATCGCGACGGCGGGCGAGCAGGATGCCAAAGCCTGTAGTAGCGCTTACGGCCTGTGTGACGAAGGCGCATTCGGTGAGGATGCAGCATGACCTACTCCATCTTCTACAGCACCGAAATGCCCAAAGACACCGCCAAGGTCAGCGGCCGCTTGCCACGCAAGCCGCAGCGCTGGTTGATGGAGTGGCTGGTAAAAACGCCGGACGGCAAGACCCACGTCGACAACTCCCGCACCATCCAGCGCGCCACCTATGACGAGGTAAACGCGATCATGGGCGCCATCATCGACGACATCAAAGCCGAGATCGGCGATCTGGCCACCTTCATCAGTTACCGCCTGACCTGCCACGGCGGCACCAAGAAGCATCGCAAGGGAGGGAAACGGCGATGAATAACCAGCCGATCGACATTCTGATCAAGCTGCCCGAGGTGTGCCGCCAGGTGGGATTGGGTAAGTCCGCGATCTACGAACTCATCGCAGCCGAAGCCTTCCCCGCCCCAATCAAGCTCGGCAGGTACTCGCGCTGGTCACAGATCGAAATTCAGGAATGGGTAGGAATGCAAAAGACCCAGCGAAAAAAAGCAGCGTAAATGAAAAAGCCCCGCAATTGCGGGGCTTTTTAACCTACCTCGACCCTCGACGTATCAGGCTGCTTTCTTGGTGCGCTTGGCCAGATCGTTTTCGAGTTTGGTAGTCAAGGCGCCCAATGCAGCGCATTCGGATTGTAGGGCTTTAAGAATACGGCGACGCTTCAATTCATTTTTCATAGAAAGCTCCTTTGGTTGAGCAAATCACATTGACGATCCAGCTCCAACACGTCCCCTGCATCGATCGCATCCGCGAGAGCTTGAACGTGGTCAGCATATTCGTGCGCTTTATCTACGGTCCATTGGTCTGCCATGCCGTCGCAAACGTCCAGCTCGCGCATCAGTTTGCAGATAACGCGCATGCGACGCGCGATTTCACCGATTGTAGGGTTCTCCTCACGCAAACTCTCAATGCAGAAGAGACGACACTGACGTAGCACGCGGTTAGCTACGTCCAACACAATCACATAAGCCTGTTCAACATTTTCTGGTGGTGAGTACTGAATGTGACCTTCAATTACTTCAAAAGTTTTTGGAGCTTGGGTCATCCTTACCACCAGAGTGCCATCGCACAAAAAATACTTAGGGGCCGCGAAATCTATAGGAAGTGAGCAATTGAGTCAACCGCTTGAAACCCGTAAATCTACGGCTTCTGGCCCAATCATTGGCGGCTTGAAGCCGCATGTCAAGGGCGCTACAACGAGATGTGACGAGGTCTGCTCTAACCCTTTGATTAACCATCAAACCAGTGAGCTTGGTGCATCAAATTTGATCAGCTCGCATTGCAATCAATTGCAAGCGGCAACTGGTCAGCCCATGCCTGCATCATACGCCGGCGCTCATCGAAATACTGCGCATGGTTGTATGCAGCGCGCACGCTGCTCCGCTCCGCATGTGCCAGCTGTAGCTCGATCGCCTCGCTGCGCCACCGCCCCGACTCATACAGGTGCGTTGAAGCCGTAGCGCGAAAGTCGTGGCAATGCCAACCATCCATTCCCAAGTACTCAAGTGCCCTATTTAGTGTCGTCGCGCTGATCGGCTTGTCAGGATGCCGCAGGCCAGGGAATAGCAGGTCACTTGGTGTTATGCGCCTCAGCTCCTTCAGTAGGACCACCGCCTGGCGCGGCAATGGCACCATGTGTTTGCGCCGCATCTTCATCCGCTCGGCTGGTATCTCCCATAACGCGGCATCCAAATCAAATTCGGACCACCGAGCGCACCGCAGTTCTACGGTTCGGGTAAAAAGCATTGGCAGCAGGTGCAGTGCGATCACCGTCACCCTATGCCCTTTATAGTCGGCCAGGGCGCGATAAAACTTAGCGAGGTCAGCTTCGCTCATCGGCTTGGAGTGCTTGATCGGCTTGCGCTGGATCGCACCCTTTAAAGCTGCCGCCGGGTCAGCATCTGCACGCAGCGTGGCGACACCGAACCGGAACACAGCCGAGATCCACTGCCGCACGTGCAGCGCGTATGCCGTGGCACCCCGTTTGCTCATGCGCGTGAGGATATCTAACACATGCGCGGCGGTGATCTCGCGCATCGGAAGGCGCCCAATCCGCGGATACACATCAGCCTCGAATACCCGCCGCGCCTGGCGCCGATACGCCTCGGTTCGAGCAGCCAGGCGCTCCTCGATCCACTCTTCGGCAACCACCTTGAAGGTGCTCCGATTCTCGGCAACCTGCTGGGCCTTTTCGGTTCGCCGAACATGTGAAGGATGGCGCCCGGCTTTCACATGCTCGCGCGCAGCATCACGCTCGGAGCGGGCATCAGCCAATGTCACCTGCGGGTAAGCCCCGATGGCGAATACGTTTTCCTTCCCAGCAATGCGATAGCGGTACCGCCAAAGCTTGGAGCCGTTCGGACGAACCTCAAGATAAAGCCCACCGCCATCAGTGAGCTTGAGCGCAGCAGAGCCTGGCTTGGCCTGCCTGATCTTTACGTCGGTAAGGGGCATGGTGCGGGTATGCGGGTATCAGTCCGTTTGATACCCGCAACGATACCCGCTTTTTCCGAGGATGTCGTCGGAGGACGGCGGACACTGGCGGCTATTTAGCTCACCAAAAACGGCGCCTTTATGAGACTGACAGGACGACTGCGGACTGATCCGGAAGGCAATGCAAGTTATCCAACATCAGCAGCATGATCAGTTCTCCTGCTCGTCGCGCTCGGCGAGGGCTACCGCGCGGAACATGGCGCGGCGCTTGTTCAGCGTCTCTTCCCATTCAAGGGCCGGCTGCGAGTCGGCAACGATGCCGGCACCGGCCTGCACATGCAGCTCGCCGTCCTTGATCACCGCGGTACGGATGGCGATGGCGGTATCCATGTTGCCGTTCCAGGCGAGATAGCCGACGGCGCCGCCGTACACACCACGCTTGACCGGCTCGAGCTCGTCGATGATTTCCATGGCGCGAATCTTCGGTGCACCCGAGAGCGTGCCGGCCGGAAGGATCGCGCGCAGCGCGTCCATCGCCGTCAGGGGCGCCTTGAGCTGGCCGGTGACGTTGGAAACGATGTGCATGACATTCGAATAGCGCTCGATGACCATCTTCTCGGTCAGCCGCACCGTGCCTGTCTGGGCGACACGACCGACGTCGTTGCGCCCCAGGTCGATCAGCATCAGGTGTTCGGCGAGCTCCTTGGCATCGCTGAGCAGGTCCTGCTCCAGCGCCAGATCAGCTTCTTCGTCGGCGCCGCGT